CAGGAAGACAAGTCCAGGCTATGCTTGGGCTAAGTATGTGACCCCTAGAACGCCAGGTAAGACTGCGTTCTTTGGCCACGATGGAGAGTATGAGTTTAACTATGAAGACAATGAGGCTCTGCAGGAGTTAAAGACTTGCGTGGAATTAATCAATTTCAACGCGCGCTGGAATGTCAGGTGTTTGCACTTATGTACGGACTTCCTCAAGGATGAATTGAGGCCTTTGAAGAAAGTGAGAGAGGTTGCCACAAGAGTGATATCTGCCACACCGGTGGATTACACCATAAGTGTGCGACAGTACTTCGGAGCCTTCGTTGCAGCCATGTTTGATACCCATGTAGATAACGGAATGGCCCCTGGAGTGAATCAGTACACCGGGTGGTTCAAGCTGGTCAACAACCTTAAGCAGGTAGGAGATGATGTGTTTGATGGTGATTTCTCAAGATTCGATGCAAGTGAACAACCGTGGGTGCATGAGGCCATTTTGGATTATGTGAATCGGTGGTACCGATTTAATAACCCAGAGTGGACCCAGGAGGATGAAAATGTACGTAACACCCTTTGGTTGGAACTTGTCCATTCGCGCCACATATGTGGGGTTGGTAACAGCCTCAACTACGTTGTGCAGTGGAACAAATCCCTTCCCAGCGGACACCCTTTGACCACTATGGTCAACTCCATGTATTCATTGATCACATTAACAGGATGCTACATGGCCAACACAGGAGATATGGAAGATATGTGGAAGCATGCCTTCATTAACACTTTTGGTGATGACAACATATCTGCAGTGGATGAGGAGATGAGAGATAAATTCAACCAGGTCACCGTGGCTCAGACTATGAGTGACATGTTTGGACTCACTTACACACCTGGCAATAAGTCAGGTGTGTTGGTACCGTACACGGATTTGGAATCGTGTACTTTCCTGAAGAGGAGCTTCAAGCCAGATGACACGATTGGCAATCGCCTGCTTAGGACAGGACACGATATAGGTTGGGTTGGTACTTTAGCAGAGGAGAGTTTCCTATATGCTGCTTACTG